CTAGCGGACAACAGCGTTACCGAGATCGAGATTACTCCTCGACTCGAATACGCGTTCGAGCTATATGCTAAAAAGGGATTTCACAAAGCGTTCCGCGATGATGAAAAGCAGTCAGATGTCTATTGGCTAGCATGGGAAGGCCTTAGACTAAGTGGAGTCACAGTCAAGCCATTCGGCGCAGACTTTCTCGAAACTCTTAAGAGTGTAGAGGTTGCAGAGTCTGACCCTTTGGCCTAGGCAGGGATAGCATCCACTATCTCATCGCTCGATTGAGCATTGAGACGGCTATCCCTCCACAATCTTTAATTGATTTAGATCCATCAATGCTTCAGATGTTATTGAAGGCGTTGAAAGACCGAGCGAAGGAGCAGAGCGATGCCTACAGAGCTAAAAGGCGCTAACGCGCTTCGTAAGGCTCTCAAGCAATTCTCGCCTGATCTAGATAAAGAAACTCGTGACGAGATGGTTGGATTCTTAAAGCCATTGGTTAAAAAGGCTAGGGGGTTTATGCCATCCAACTCATCATTGCCTTCGGGCTGGGTAGGCACTAGCGAGCCGGGTCGATTCCCTAAATATGACGCCAGCATCGCCCGTCGAGGCGTTGGCTATAAATTGACACCTACTAAACCCAATCGTCAGGGTTGGATTCAAACAGTTTCGATCCACAATAAGACCGCTGGCGGAGTTATTTATGAGTGGGCTGGACGCAAGTCTAGTAGCAAGTTCGTGTCTAATCTGCCTGGCACAATGACAGGATCAGGCAAAATGCAAGGCCGTGCAATGTTTAAGGCCTACAAAGAAGATGAAGGCAAGGCCAAAGTCGGAGTCATTAGAGCTCTAGAAAAAGCCGCTGCAAAGTTTAACGCGAAAGGCAATATCTAAATGGCTGAATTACGCATTCCGATTATTGGTGAGTTCAAGGGTAAGAAGGCTTTCGATCAAGCTGGCAAGGCTACGACCGCGCTAGACCGAGGCGTCAAAAGATTAGGCTCAAGTCTACTCGCGGCCTTTAGCGTGCAAAAGATTACTCAATTTGGCAAGGCTGCAGCTAAAGCATTTATCGAAGATGAAAAGGCCGCAAGTCGCTTAGCTCAGTCAGTTAAAAATTTAGGCCTAGCCTTTGAGATTCCTAATCTTGAAACATTTATCAGTCAGATGGCTAATGCCTCAGGCGTTACAGATGATCAACTTCGTCCATCTTTACAGCGTCTATTGCAGACAACTGGATCGGTAACTAAGTCCACAGAATTACTCACGCAAGCCCTAGACATCTCTCGCGGCTCGGGCGTCGATTATGAGACTGTAGTCAATGACCTTACCATGGCCTACGTCGGTCAGACTCGTGGGCTTCGCAAGTATTCTTTAGGCCTGTCTCAAGCTGAGCTTAAAACAATGAGCTTTGCAGATGTTCAGGAAAAACTTACAAAACAATTCTCGGGTTCGAATGCTCAATATCTAACTACTTATGCTGGCAAGATGGGCATCCTATCTAACGCCGCTAGTGAAGCTACGGAAAACATCGGCAAAGGTCTAGTAGAAAGTCTTTCTCTACTCGGCGGAGACGGGAATACTATCCAACCTTTAGCAGATTCTATGTTGGAGTTTTCAACAGAGATTTCAAATGCTATTACTGGTATCGCTGTTTTAATTAACAAGATTAAAGCAATTCCCGGCATTGACGTTTTATCTAGAAACCAAGGAACAATTTTAGACCTGCTTCCCAATACTGGCATTCTTAGAAAAGCCTTCAAGTCTCTTTCAGATTTAGCAAAAGAGGCCACTCCGGGCATGGGTGGCTATCCTAGTTCTGCCCTTGGGCCGGGTTATGTAGATCCAAATGATGCAGCTCGTAAGAAAGCAGAAGCCGCTGCCGTCAAGCGTGCTAAAGAATTAGCAGCGTTACAGAAAAAAACTCTCGACACACAGAAAAAGCAGAATGCACTCACTAGAGCTTCAAAGACTCTTAACCTAGAAGCCATTGGTATTGAGGCAGCTCTTAAAGGTCAGATCAGCGAGACAGACCGCCTATCTTTGCTATTGCAAAAAGCCATTTTGGCAGAGAATACAAACCTAGCCACTCAATTATCAGATCAACTAGAAACTGCAATCAAGCGTCAGAATGATATCCGTAACTTACTCCTGACGACTCCTGAAGCGCCAAACCCTTATCGTAATTGGACACTACCTCAGGACTTGCTTAACTACACAGCATCATCTCTAGGAGTATCTGTAGCACAATTACAGACTGCACCTGTTCCAATTACATCAAGCATGACAGATGCTCAAATGGAATTGGCCGCTGCCGTTAATGCAAACCAAGCAGCAGAAGCTAAAGTAATCAATGTCGCGGTTTATCTAGGTGACACAGAAATAACTGGAGCAGTTACAAACGTTCAACAAAATGCATCTCTTTCAGGTACTTTCAGCGATGTCAGCCGATATAACGGACGTGGAGCGCCGTCAATCAAATGACGCTACCTGCCACGATCTCGGTCTCATTTGACTTTAGCCAAGGCGCTACATTTGGTCTAGGTTTCGTTATAGGCGATCCCACCTTTGGCGTTATCGGCACGAGCAGATTCGGCGATTCCCCTGTAAACACGCCTACAGTCGATCTCAGCGATGTGACTCGATCCATCAAGATCGCCCGAGGCCGTAACGTCATGCGTGATACCTATGAGGCAGGCACTTGCACAGTTAGAGTCATTGATCAAGATGGCGCATTTAACCCTCAAAATACAGCTTCACCCTATTTTGGCTATTTAACTCCATTACGCAAGATTCGTGTCGCGGCAACTACTTCGACGGCTCAGCACTTCTTATTTTCAGGTTATGTCGATTCCTACAAATACACCTATCCGACAGGCCAAGAATTAGGCTATGTGGACATTCATTGCTATGACGCTTTTAGACTCTTTCAGATGGCTAACATAGCAAGTGTGACGGGCGCCACAGCAGGGCAAACAACTGGCACACGAATCACGAAGATTCTTGATCAGGTTGAATATCCACTATCGATGCGAGTTATCGACACAGGCTCGACAACAGTTCAAGTCGATCCCGGCACAGCTCGCACGTCTTTGCAAGCCCTTAAGGCTGCAGAGTTCGCAGAGCAGGGTGCCTTTTTTATAGATACCGAAGGCATTGCAGAATTTAAGGATCGTGCCGATGTAGTTTCATCTTTAGTACCGGCACCGATCGAGTTCAATCAGACTACAGGCATTCCGTACTCCAATCTCCAATATGCCTTTGATGACAAACTGATCATCAATCAGGCCAGCATGACACGCATCGGTGGCACAACACAGACGGCAGTCAATGTTGATTCATCAGCCAAGTACTTTCCTCATGGCACTACTCTGACAGAGATGATTCCTGAGACAGATGCGCAGGTCTTAGACATTGCTCGCATTTATTGCGCCACGCGAGCCGAGACAACGATCCGCATTGATGCCATGACGGTCGATCTATTGGATACGGCAGTCCCTACAGACACGATGATTGGGCTTGATTACTTTGACAATGTAAAGATCACGAACGTCCAGCCTGATGGCTCGACAATTATCAAGACTTTGCAAGTGCAGGGTCTAGCATGGGACATCACCCCAAATTCAATGAAGTGTACAGTTACAACACTTGAGCCCATCGTAGAAGGATTCATCATAGGATCAGCCACGTCGGGTATAATAGGCACGTCCATATTAGGATACTAGGAGAAAACAATGGCAGCTGGTCTAGGCTTTAAGGAATTTACGACAGGGGACGTGCTAACGGCCGCCGACGCCAATGGCTATTTAGCATCTCAGGTGGTTATGGTATTTGCCGATTCGGCAGCCCGTACCTCAGCAATCACCAGCCCACAAGAAGGCATGTTTTCTTTTCTCAAAGATACTAATTCTACTGAGTATTATTCAGGCTCAGCGTGGGTCTCAGTAGCACCAACAGCCTCAAGCGGACTCACATTGATTACGAGAACCTCATTCAGCGCCGTTGCCACGCAGGATTTTACAAACGTGTTCACCACTACATACCCAAGTTACAAGGTAATTATTGAAAAGATTGGCAGTAGTGATAGTAACGCCACTTTACAGATGCAAACAAGAAACGCGGGCGGCGTTGTGACCGGGGCTGATTGGTACGGAGCAGTCGGCAAGGCGATCTTTAATTCTAATAGTTATGCTGGCACAGAACAGACAAGTGCGCAAAGTTCATTACGAATAAACGCAGGTGCAATCGGAGGCGCAACCGATAACACAAGCACTACTTTAGATATCACGGATGTAGCTGTAAGCGGTAGAATTAGAGTTGTAGGTAATACTTTCAATTTGGGTGGGGCTACCTCAGGATTCGTCGGTGGCACTCGATTAGCTACAGAGACCACGACAGGGTTTAGATTGTTTGCATCGGCTGGAAACATTACCGGCACAGTCGCAGTTTACGGATACGGAGCATAGAATGTTAATAGGATCATTTGATGGTTTAACTGGCGAGCAAGTAATTCGTGAAGCTACAGAAGCAGAGATCGCTGAACATGAAGCAGCGATCGCAATACTGCAAGCCGAAACAAAGGCAATTACTGATGCTGAAGCAGAAAAGGCGGCTGCTAGAAGTGCATTACTTGAGCGTCTAGGCATAACAGCCGATGAAGCGGCACTACTGCTCGGATGAAACCCGTCTTATGCAAAGCTGGACAACAGTTACGCGAACAGTTCGATGACACCTTCGCAGATCGTGATCGGCGTTCCGATGGCTGGATCGGCGATCTCCGTCATTCAGCGCGTCCTTCTGATCACAATCCTGATCCAGCGACAGGGGTGGTTCGCGCCATCGATGTCGATCGAGATGTTCATAAGTCAGGCAAGCCCGACCTCATGCCCGATATTGCAGATCAGCTTCGACTCGCAGCAAAGGCAGGCGAAAAGCGAATTGCTTACATCATCTTCGACGGACGAATTGCATCGTCTCGCATGGGCTGGCGCTGGCGAAAGTATTCGGGAAGCAATCCGCATCGGGCGCATTGCCACTTTTCTTTCACTAAACAAGGTGATACGGACGGCTCTTTCTTTAATATCCCGTTACTAGGAGGCAAATAATGGAACAAGCAAAGTCACTCGCAGCATCATGGGCACGATCATTCTTAGCAGCCGCATTGGCGCTATACATGGCAGGCGTAACTGATCCTAAGACTTTAGCAATGGCCGGTGGCGCAGCGCTAGCACCTGTCATTTTGCGCTGGCTTAATCCTAATGACGCATCATTTGGCGTGAATAAGCAATGACACAGGAAAATTTCTTCACTCTTTACTTTGCCAGCCTTGCCGTGATTGGTGGGCTTGCAGGTTATGTGATTACGCATTTACTGTCTGAGATTAAGCGACTCAATTCGCGTGTCGATGAGATCTATAACATACTCTTAGAGCGATAATTTTTACATGGCAAGAAAAAGAGTTATCGATCTCGATACATACAACGCATTAGACGCCTATTGCATTGCTCTTAATGAGTACTTCAAGTCATTGAGAAAAGCAGGGTTTAGTGAAGATATGGCCTTTTGGCTATTACTAGACCGAGACTCTTATCCTGATTGGATCTTGCCATCGATCCCCGACCGAGTGGATCGCCTACCCTACGAGGACGACGACGAGGATTAATGAAGCGCATTGTCATAGTGAGCGACCTACAGGTTCCCTTCCACGATCGACACGCAGTTAAGAATCTAGCCAGCTTTATCAGTAAGTTCAAGCCGCACGAAGTAGTAACTATCGGCGACGAGATTGACTTTAACACGATCAGCAAATGGTCGGAAGGGACGCCCGAAGCCTATGAGCAGACTCTTGGAGATGATCGCGATGAAGCTGTTCAAGTCCTTTACGACTTACAGGTCACACAGACCATAAGGTCTAATCACACAGACCGCCTTTACAATCAGATCATGAGGAAGATTCCCTCATTTCTATCTTTACCCGAATTACGCTTTGAGAAGTTCATGAGATTCGATGAGCTGGGGATTACCTTTCATAAGAAGCCATATAACATCGCGCCGGGCTGGATAGCAGTCCATGGCGATCATACCCCTATCAAGTCACAGGGGGGTCTCTCAGCCCTTGAGGCGGCCCGTAGACACGGCAAGAGCGTCATCTCAGGGCATACCCATAGGGCAGGGCGTTCGTCCTTTACAGAGGCCTCAGGAGGCCGTATAGGCCGTATCCTGCATGGCGTAGAAGTTGGCAATTTGATGGACTTTAGTAAAGCCTCATACACAAAGGGATCGGCTAACTGGCAACAGGCTTTTGCCATCATGTATGTAGATGGAAAGAACGTTCAGGTCGATCTGATCTACATCGAGAAGGATGGCACCTTCGTGGTCTCAGGTAAGCGCTATGGACGACCTAGATAACGACCTAGCGCGGTCGATTGATGACCACATAGATGACGCAGAATCGTTACCATTTCGTTATCAAAATAACCTTGACCTAGTCTAGACATCTGTCATCCTTATCTTATCGGCGAAGGGCGTCGACAAGAAAGGGCAATCATGTTTGATTCAGCATTACAGGATCTAGTGGCAATAATCGCTATCTCTGCACTATGGTTCCACTTAGGCCGAATGGTCGGCATCCGCGTTGGTTATCTCAAAGGTCGCAAAGCTGTGAGAGAGTACTACGCATCTAAGGAAAGGGTCAAAGTGTGAAAGCAAGTGATTTCCTCAACGAAGCAAAGGCAACAATTCAAGATCGTGGAATGGACTACGGACACCCGTCGGACAATATGTCCCGAACAGCATGCCTATGGTCAGCATTCCTCCAAATGCCTATTACTGACTATCAAGTGGCATCATGCATGGCATTGGTCAAGCTCGCACGAAGCATGGAGTCTGCGAAAGTCGATACATACATCGACGCTGCAGCCTATCTTGCAATAGCAGGGCAACTACACACAGAGGAGAATGAACTTTATGTTTAACCTAGAAGATTATGAGACAGTAGAAGAAAGACTTATTAAGTTTTGGAAGGATCATCCCGATGGGCAAATTCACACGAAGTTACTTGATCAGTCCGCTGGTCGTTTTATTGTTGAGGCTTCTATATTTCGTACAGAGGCGGATAACAGGCCTTGGACTACTGGACTGGCAGAAGAGACCATCCAAGGGCGCGGAGTTAATGCGACAAGTGCGCTGGAAAATTGTGAGACTAGTGCTATCGGTCGAGCGCTTGCTAATGCCGGATATGCAACAAAGGGAAAGCGAGCGTCACGAGAGGAGATGGCGAAGGTTGGTAAAGCGCAAGAAGTCAAGGCTAGCATCGATGAAGTAAAGGCTAAGATGGCGCAAACATCAGGCGAATACATTCCCGTAGTAAAGGAGGACGATCCATGGACTATCAAGCCAGCGACTATGCCGCCCACAATGGGGGAAGCTGTTGCGACGGTGAAAGACATTATTGGCGGCCAAACCGAGAAGGATATTCCGAGATGTCCTCATGGCGACATGAT